ACTTTACTTGGAATTTCGCTATCAGGATCTTGATCAATAACCGTAATTGCATAACGGATTGTATGATCATACGTAATGTCATCCGCAAATTTAGTGTCTGCAAAGTCACGTTTATAGATAATACATGGGTATTCCAGCTTTACATTAGTTGGTGGCTGAAAATACACATTTGGAGTAAACGATTCAAGGAGTTGGTGCAGCTGTTGGCGTGGGGCCATTATACACCTCCCCCAATCTAAGGAGTAGGCGAGGACTCTGTACTTCGACGCTTGTCACTGTCCACAAAGTCCCCGCCCATTCCACATAACGAATGGCAAAGAAGTGATCGTTAGCGTACGCATCAGCTACAATACTAATTGAGTTTTGGACACTGAGATCAAAATTGAGGTTTTCTCCTTCACGAAGATTCCGTGCATTTCGAATAACATCTCCGTAATATGAATGTTCAACAATCTCATCGACCCATACACCAGGCGCACTTTCTACTGATTCACCGGCATAACCGATACGACCATAGAACCTCGCCATGAAAAACCTACCTTACGATTGGTTCTCGAACGTCCACTCATCGTCCTGGTTGCTGGCGAAGAAATTACCACTAGTCGGTGTAGCCTCAACGGTGAGTGATGCACCCGAAGCCAACACAACCGGAGTACCCGTGACAAGTGTTGCACCCGTAGCCTTGTTCTTGTAGACAACACCCGGTGTAGTCTTCACAACAACTGTCGTACCATCAAAGTCCGGCTTCTCAGGAGTAACCTGCGTTGAACCTGCTGCAGCGCGCTTGATGACCAGACCCGAGCGAAGCTTTGTGAGCGCTCCCGAAAGACGCGTCTCATACAGATACTTGTACTGGTTGTAGTCAATGTCAAAGTCGTCGAAGAAATTGACATCTCCACCCTTGTCAGTACCGAGCGTATAATCCTTCAGATTCACGATGATACCAACGAGATCCGGCTCACGCTCCATGACATCGACCGTCACGATGGCCGAAACGCCCATTTCCGAAGCAAGTTCGGCCGGACTCTTCCACAGACGATGACCGAACTGATCACGAGTAAGAAGAAGCGACGTGAGCATCGGCAGAGTTGTATAGAAGACCGGTGAGCCCGATCCCTTATAGAACCCCATAGCATTGACAATCCCATCAACCGTTTCGATTGAAGTCGCTGAATCATCAACAGTAACCGTTGCCGCATAGAGATCATGATCATAAAGAATTGAACGAATGCCTGCACCTTCAGACGCGCCCGCAGGATCTTTGATCTTATCGTCATCATCGACATCACGACCATCACCGATAAGAATGGCCGCTGCGATCTCTTCGTCCAACATCAGACGCATCTCAGCCTTGAGCCACATGACCACATCAAAGTCCGTGATATCAAGAATATCATCACGATCGAGCTTCTGCTTCTTGTAGACCGTGCTCGGTGTGGTAACACGCTTCGAAACGCCGAACCACTCTTCCTTCTTCAGATTACCCTTGATGTAACCACGTGCACGAGCCTCGTCGAATGTGATGTCAGCGACGAGTGACTTAATGCGTGAGAACGGGGAGTGCTTGGTTCCATTGAGAACTCCAGAAACCCACTTGACCCTCCGACTGTCGAATTCTGGAGAATCGGTAACCGCGCGAGCATCAGGGAAAAGAACATCGATGTTATCGATACCATGCTGAAGGGCATAGTGCTCGACAGCTTCTTTCAGAGAACCAGTTCTCTTAGCTTCGTCAACGATTCCCTTAAGGGCGTCATGTGAGAGAACATGCTCTTCGTCCTTTTTGCCTCCGTTCTGCTGCTCGAAGACATTACGAGTCATGCGCCGTCCTTCCTCTTCATTTTTGTCATCAGTATGAACGAGTTCTGATTCTGACTCTTTGCCAGACTGAGATTCAGCTTCGTCGGAATGAGATGCAGCGTCATCGGAATGAGTTGCAGCTTTCTCCTGTTGAGCTTCAAGTGCAGCACCAATCATATAATGGACGACATCCTTCTGTTCATCCGTCATAGAATCATAAACTTCCTGAACTGTGGGATCCTCGGCAGAGTGAGTTGCCTCATCATCCTTCTTGTCATCCTTCTCACTATCCGAAGAATGAGCAAGCTCCAATCCAGTATAAATAATCGCCTCATCATCCAAGGTAACCATGTCGCCATCACCATGCGCCAAAGTAATGTTGTCGATAAGTGCACCAGGATTAGCACCCGACAATACTAGGCTGAGCTCACGAATAAATCCATGAAGAACCTGCTTGGACTTCTCGGTAAGCTGGTTAGCATAAATAGACAGCGACTTGATGTCCTTGTGCTCTACCAGAGTTTTGGCATTCTTTGCTGACTCAGTTTCATTGAAGAAACCGTAAGCGTAAACGCCATCATCACGGTGCTCGAGTACTGCATAGCCGAGCACATTGCTGGGCTCACTATGTCCGTGCTGCCAAACCAGCGGAACTGTTTCTTTATCCTGATGCTTGAAGGCATCTGGCATGATTGTCCGACCGTCGGAGCACTTAAGACCAGCTTTCGTGGCGTAGCCGCTAAAATCAGGCTTCTGATCTTCCTCATGCTTCAAGAAAGAAAAGCCCTGAATTTCAGGCTTAGCCTCAGCTCCCATTTTGAACGTCCTTCCTTAACCTTTGACTTAGAATAGGTGCTAGATCAACCTTGGTCAGACTGTCGGCTCCATTAGATGCTCCATTAGATGCTGTGCGATCTGGATTAGCTGCTGGCATGTTACTATTAATAAGCTTGTCAGCTTTCGGATCCTTGTGCGGAGACAGACCAACCACCTGACGCATTTCATTCGACGTCATAATCTCATTGCGCGTAAATTTGTCAGCAATCTCGGCAATGTTCTCAACCGGGACCAAACGGAACGGGTCTCTAAAGAACTGAATTGTTTGCCTTTGAGTTCGCGCAGTTTTTGTCAAGAAAGTACGTCGCATAGATTCAACTATAGCCGTAAGAACCGGCTCAATAGTACGATTCCAATAATTCAACATAGCTTTTTCGTCAGCTGTACCATTCATAACTTCTTCTGTCAGACCGAGTTGACCATAAAGCATTTCAGTCAAATACTCGACTTGACCCATAAGATTGTTTTCAGCTGGACGATTTAGCTGCGTGATCTTTTCAGTTCCGTCTGTATAAGCAATACCGTATTGACTACCTTTAAGCTGGAATTCGATATCAGTACGACGTTGCTCTGCTTGCTGTCTACGAGCTTCAGATTTGATTACATACGGAAGCTGAATGATCAGATCAAGTTTTCCAGAAGCCGATAGTTCATCAATAGAATCCAACAAATTAAGTTTACGAAGAAGACGTTGCAACGTTGAATTCGGTTCATTCATTACCGAATACAAAGGATTTTCAATAATAGCTACTGTAGATTTATGTAGAGTAATCTCTTCTCGTTGCGCGGTTGCTTCGTTATATACGCTCACACGAACATGTTGAGGATACCACGTTACAATGTCAGCAACACGGAGGGTTAGAATGTCGTATCCACCCGATTGTTCAGGATTAATTGTCGTATCCACCGGAACAAGCGCTGCAACACCTTTATCAAACAATGTCATAGCAACATCTTGTCTAAATGCGCGCGCAGCTTGATCAATATTGGCTTCAACAGTCAAACAGTTATTAAGACCGCTATCAATATCTTCAATATAACGTTTCTCTTCATCCAATCTTACATGACGCATATCAACGGAAGCAACATCAATACTAAGCCGTGTATAAATTGAGGAGATGATTGAACGTTCGTTTGAAATTCGAAGTCTTAGGCGATCTGGTCTAGATCCATTACTTGCGCCGTAAGAAAATCGATCACCATTCACCGGTTGAACCGGCCAAGGAGAATTTCGTGTTCGATCTTGACCTGTTTGATTAGTAAAAACATTCCATGCATGTCTCAACGTCGCACCAAATCGCGCCATAATCACCTCCTTTACTTATAATCATCTACCGAAATCATCTCTATCCCCAACCATGGAACAATGCAATCACAAGTACAACTGCAATTACAATTTGCGCCACACCTGGTAGATTGATTCCGATTCTATCGTTATTCATCATTCAAACGCCTCCTTATTCAACTTATAAGCAATCCAGGCGTCCATAAGCGCTGCAACATTATCAATCTTTTCGTCCTGACGCTTCTTCAAGAGCTTTCGATTTCCATTGGTATCTTCCAGAGTAATAGCATTACCCATTGCAAAGGACATCAGAGATTGATCGAAGATTAAGAGTCGTTCTTCTGCCATAATCTTGATCTCACCCAAAGGAACCGATTCAGTCTTCGCCCCCTGAATAACTTTCTCGATTCCAAAAGGTCCATTCTCTCCTTCCCAACGAGCAACAAATTCTTTTGCATTGTATGGGTCATAACCAAGAGAACGAACATCATACTCAGAAGTCAAAATGAATTGATCTAGATCATCATAGACTTGCATCATGTCAAGAATGCTTCCAGGCATCACATGAAGACTTCCCTCAACAATAAACTCTTCATACTTCTGTCGCATAGCTGCAGGAAGTTTCATCAACGTAAGTTCAGTGATATAACTTCGAGTTTTCACTCCGTACTGTTCGCGTCCCAACGGAAATAGGAAAGTGAACGCACAGAAATCATCACCTTGTGAGAGATCTGCCCCGAGAGCGCATGGCATTTGCCAGAATTCTCGACGACGATGTGGAAGGGTCTCTTCATACGTGAAGAAATAGGTGTAACCTTCCATTGGAATCCCAAAGCGCTTTGCGAGAATGTCATTTCGAGACGCCGGAGCTTTTTCGGCCCGCTCAACGTCAAGTTGATACGTTTCATAGGAAACCGTCAGCCCCAGATTTGGATTAGCTTTCACCCACATTGATGGATCGGCAACTTCTTCAATTTCGTCAAGTTTGTAATGCCAGATCGAAACATGAGGTGCGTAGTACTCTCCCTTAAGAATGTCAGCAAGTTCCATTTTGATGGTGTCACCGGAACCTGCTCGAACTGTTCCTTCAGAGCTAATAGCTACAATCAGATAGTCCTCGAGCTTCGATGCTCCCTGCTCCACAGCACCGACAACATCCTCTCGAAGATCGCCCGACAACCACTCGTCAATTGTGGAAACCTTTGGCCGGAGACCCTGCAATTTGTTAATGGCCATTGGACGAACTTCGAGCAACGAACCGGTAAGAAAGTTCTCAATACCTTTCTTCGTCGACGCTAACTTCACACGATTAGCTCTTGACCCGGTGGTATTCTGAAGAGATCCTTCCGTCAAGAACTTGAACAGCGGTCCGCGTGCGCGCGTAATAGCTGTACGACCCGGTGACATGACTTCGTCAGCTTGCTTCATTGTCGGCGCTGTGGTAATCTGATGCGTAGTCGACGTATCGACGTTTAGAAAGTAGCCTTGAATGCACCACGCATACATTGACTTAGCTGCGCCTCGAGCGACGATCAAATACTGCTTGAGAGTCAGGCGTTTCTTGATGGTTCGTTTCTCGTAATGGCCTCCATGATTGTCTTTCGTCGGTACA